AATTGGAAAATTTAACTTCTGAATTAAAACGAATAACATTTGCCTTGCGTTGTGCAAGGAAAGAAGTTAAAGAGGACGAGTTAGATGTAGAACGTGCCAAAGAATATCCACTAGAAAATTTATTAAGTTCCAATGTCCGGGGTTCCGGAGATAGAATTCAAACTTACTGCCCCTTTCACGAGGAAGAACATCCCTCATTTATGGTCTATAAACATAGCAACAGCTTCTATTGTTTCTCCTGTAAAAGAGGTGGAGATGTTATAAATTTAACTATGGAATTAAAAGGGTTAAATTTTAGAGATGCTGTGAGGTTTTTATCGTGATTGACGAAAGATGTTGGAAAGCCCCAACCCCCACAGACTTGAATTATTCAGGACTTAACTTTATTCAGAGGTCTCTTTTTAGAGAAATTCTTTCACGCTGTAGAAATAAAAAGCATATTTGTAGATTCGATCAGTCTGGCAGACATTACGAGATAGTGCTAAATCGTGGGGAATGTATAATAAAAGCCAAAAATTTAGCAGATGATATTGGAATTAATAGAAAAACTGTCCGAAAATACCTTAATATCATCTCAAACGTGTACAATCAAATGGACATAGAAGGAATACAGGGAATTGGTTATAGGATAAGGCTTAATAACTATGACGAAATTATCAATATGGACAAGCGTTTACACAAGCACGGGACAAGCAAGGGACAAGCAAGGGACAAGCAAGGGACATCTAACAAGACTGTAATTGAGACTGCACAGAGTGCAGAGAGTGCTTCTTACAAACTTTCTCCGCCTTTGGCGGAACCTTCAATTAATGAAGAAGATATTTTGAAGTTACGAGAAGAGATTGAGAGGAAATTTCTATGAAGAATTATTTTATATCTAGCGGTATAGAGCTATTAGATTCTTGTTTAGGCGGGGGCTTTAGAAGAAAAGGTTCTTACTTAATTGCTTCTGAAAAGAAAGCGGGCAAATCTTCTTTTGTCAGAAGGCTGATATTTAATCTGCTTGTGTTAGGGCGAAAGGTCTTATTGATTGATACTGAGGAAACAGAGGAAGACATAATTTTTACAGTAGCTTCAGTGGCAAAGCAGAAAGATCTCTTGAACATAACGGACGAGGACTTAGAAGATATGAAGCCTGTACTGGAGAACCTGTTGCTTCTTGATTGTAATCAAGCTGCTGAAGAATTTTATCTCGAGGGTGAGTTTAGTATTGATAGGTTAGAGTCTTTTATCAGTAAGCAAGTATCGTTAGGGGCTGAGGTGGTTGTATTTGATAATGTAACTCGTATTGGTGCTGAAACTTCTGCTAATGCTCGTATGAAAGTTATGGCACAGCTTGTAAGGATTGCTAAGAAATATGGAGTATTGATATTTGTGGTGGGGCATACTCCAAGCACTGAGGTAGATACGCTTGATCGTAAGTTAGTTGATAGGGCGATAGAGACTAGGCAGTTTAATGAGCTTTTGAATACCACTCAGAACTTCGTGCAACGACCCAAAGATCCTTACGGTGGTAGTGTAACTTCTCAGTTTGATGCAGTTTTAATTATTTGGAGACCTTTCCAATATTATTCTTTGCCAGAATTACAGAGTGTTTCGTGGCTTATTGTGGAACAGATACGAACGGCCAGTCCGTTTACTCTCAGGATGAGTTATTTTGGGAGACGTAGGTACTTTGAGATTTTGGATAATCAACAAGAGGACGGGCAAAATAAGCCGGGGCCATTATGGAAAAAGGTATAGTTTTGTCAGAAAGGACTTGGTTGTGATAGAATGCAACCAACTATGAAACCTGACCAATACTTAGTTAAAATCTCCATGAGTAAGATTCCTGTTGAGTTTCCTTTAGAGTTAGGGCAAGACTTAGAGATTGTTGTTAAGGGAACTATCGTTAAATCATCTAACGAAGATAATCAGGATGGAACTTATGACGAAGTATATATAGTTAAAGGTTTGGTTGCGGAGGTATTAGCAGATGAGTAAGGCGATTGCTAGACGAGAGGTTACGGATGTAGGGGTTTTTCAGCCTACTGATAAAATGGAAGAGTATTTGAATACTGCAGTTATGGTTCTAAGTGATTCCCCTTCCAAGATAGAGAAACAGTGTGAAGTCACTAGAAAGTCGTGGTACTTTTGGCTTAAAACAGTGCCAGGTTTCGAGGATTGGTTTTATTCAGAGTATAGGAGGTTACGCCAGAGGATTATTCCTAAGCTTGATGAGATGGGCATGAAGTACGCTGATAGAGGTTCTTTTCAGCATTGGGAGGCAATGAATAGAAAGGTCGGTGAGTTAGTAGGCGAGGACGCACCACAAAACGTACAGCAAGTGATAGTCCAAGTACCCGAAGCATTTGCAAAGAAGTATGAGATTACACCAGAGCCAGGACAAGATAGCTAGCGACAAGCACCGCTTTAGAGTGGTTGTTTGTGGAAGAAGATTTGGGAAAACGACCCTCTCCGTAGAGGAGATGAAATGGTTTGCCTACGCCCACCCCGGATACAAGGTAGTTTACATAGCTCCGACGATTAAACAGGCGAGAGATATTGCTTGGACAATGCTTAGAGGAGCCACCAGGGACTTACAAGCTTCCACACCCAATGAAACCCGCCTGGAACTTTCAATACGAACTAAAGACCCCACCAAGACAGCCGATATATGGCTAAGAGGTACGGAGAACGTGGAGTCCCTAAGAGGTCAGCGTATAGATTTCCTTGTAGTAGATGAGGTTGCCTCCATGAAAGACTGGTCAAATATATGGGAAGAAGTATTAAGGCCTACCCTAACGGATACCAGAGGGCAAGTATTGTTTATAGGAACTCCCAAAGGTTATAACCACTTCTACGATATGTTTTATAAAGAGATAGATGACGATGACTACAAGTCTTTTAAGTTTACTAGCTATGATAACCCCCATATACCCAGCGAGGAGATAGACAAAGCTCGTGAGGAGATGGACGATGACACTTTCCAGCAGGAGTACATGGCTAACTTCAGGCAATACGTTGGTTTGGTTTACAAGGGTTGGAACATGGACGAGAGGTTTGCCGATGTACCTTATGACCCAGCATTACCCTTACACCTATCGTTTGACTTTGGGGTCAATGACCCGACAGCTATCATATGGATACAGCCTAATGGTGGCGAGCATAGGGTTATAGATTACTACGAGGCAGTTAATGCCAGCGTAGACCACTTCGCAAGTGTTATCCTAGGGAAGCCTTACAAGCCTATATCGGGAGCATTTGGAGACCCCGCTGGAGAGGCTAGGAGTATCACGACCAACACAAGCCCAATAGATGAGTATAGGAAGCACGGCATAAACATTAAGGTTAAAGGGGGCGTTAAGATTACCGAGCAAATACGAATAACACATAGGTATATTCCAAGCCTTTACGTTGATAAGAAGTTGTCTAGGTTTAGGGACTGCCTTGTTAACTACCGCTACCCTGAGAAGAAGTCGAGCATAGTTAATCAGTCCAATGAGATACCAATACACGATGAGTTTAGCCACGCGATGAGAGCATTAGAGTATTACTTTGTTAATATAGATTCCGGTGTAACTAACAGAATGTCCATGATACATCAGTTTGATAAAGTGGATTTGTTTGATAAGTTTGGTATACCACGATGACAGGACTAGAAAAGAAAGCACAGGAAGTTAAAGACAAATACAGCATCCCCGACAGCCAATGGCAGGGTTTCTTTGAAGACTTAGGGGAGTTGTTGGCGCTGTCTATCGAGAGCAACAAACCTTATCTAGCAGAGATTGATAGGCATATAGTTAGATCAATTAAAGACACTGGTGGCATGGGGCAGATTCAAATAAATTTGAATGTTTATAAATATAAAATTAACAATATGGTGGTCTCGTGTATCTCAAAAGTAAAATTTGATGTATAATTCAAACAACAATGGCTAAAAAGAACGCTATAGACGAACGTGAGGGATTGCTCGAAGAAGTCCAAGATCACTTTGATTCTTCTGACACATACTTGGAGACCATCAGAGAAGGTTGGGACGACCTAGAGGCTATGCTTGTTGCAAAGCTGACCGACTCACTATCCCCTACAACGAATAACACTGTATTTGATCCTATTCTTTCCTCGATAGTTTACGAACGTGCCGCTAGAGTTATGGCACAGAACCCGAAAGGTAAGGCGTATGCTCAGTCAAAAGATGACGTTGGTAAGAATATACTAATGAATCTTTTGCTGAAGTATTACTACAAAAACGCTAGTGAGCAGGAAACCATGTTAGTCAAGCTAAGACTTTGGGATTTATACTCGCTTGTTTATGGGACGATGTTTGCATTAGTGCCTTGGAGAGTAAACGACAAAGGTTATGTAGGTCCCGAACTAAACATCCTTCCGATAAGAGATTGTTTCCCTCAACCATCCAAGAATAATGTATCCGATATGGATTGGTTTATTGTACGCAATCTGGTATCAATGGCATGGCTGAAGACTCGTGATCCTGATGTTTGGGATATGGACGAAATAGAGAAGTTAGAGACAGATTTAAAAGATGCCAAGTCTGGGGGAGATGAGGCAGACAACTCCGAGGATGACAAGCTTTCCTTTGTTCAGAAGACTATGTATCCAAACGCCGAGGGCGATGTTTTATTCCCTGGAGTGGAGATACTCACAGAATATAGGCGAGACAAGTGGATAACATGGACACCAAAAAGAATAAACGATGCGAACTCGAAGCCTTACATTCTAAGGATAGCAGATGACGCTTACGTTGGTGATATGTTGCCAATAGTTGCAAAGCACGCTTTCCCATTGATTGATAGCCCTATCGGATTTGGTGAGTTCGCTAGAGGTAAGTCTTTGCAGATGGCTATAAACTCTCTTTGGAATTTATACATGCAGGGGGTTAAGTACACTATATTCCCGCCATTACATATTAACCCAGAGAACGTTGTACCCTCGTCAATCAAGTGGGGGCCCGGTGAGTATTGGTTTATGGATAACCCGAACGCAGATGTTCAGCCAATGAATATAAATCCTAGCGGTCTTAATACATTCCACTCTACATTTGGAGCATTAAAGTCGGCTATCGAGTCACAGGCAGGCACGACTTCTACCAGAGAATCTGCTAATACGCAGTCATCCCTTGGGAAAACACCACAGGCTATTAAGTTCATAGCGGAGAAGGAGGGCGCAAGAGACGAGTGGGATAGGGTAATGCTTGAGCAGTCCATCACACAGGTATATGAAAGGTGGGTAGCCCTTACCGTTAGCAAGATGGGCAAGGAAGTAACATTAAGGTTATTCAAAGATGAGATTGAAGACATAGCGGCAACACATCCCGACGTAGTAGAACTATATGATAGCGGTGGTAGAGGAGAGGTCAAGGCAAAGAAGAAAGATATAAACGCTACATATGACTTTGTTTTAGAGGCGGGGTCTACGGTTAAGCCTGACTTAGAGGCAGAGCAGAATAACATTACGTCTATCTTAAAGGCAGTGTTAGAGAACCCGCCAATCATGGAGGCATTACAGGCAGAAGGCAAGATGATTAACCTTGGGGAACTATTCAAGAGATGGATAGTATCGGGAGGCACTAAAGACTATGACAAGATAATTGTTGAGATGCCGAAGCAGGAAGAGGAGGTACCTGAGGAACAGCAGGTCGAGGAGCCCCCACGTCAAGGCATTAGGCCAGAAGACTTCCAAGACCCTGATATTCAACAGGCAGTAGCACAGTTAATGGGAGGAGTACCGGCTCAAGGTGGAAGATAAAGACTTAAAGAAGCAGCGAGCTGAACAAACCCCGCCGCCAGCATTCTTGCGTAGGGTAGTAGAATCTCACGATAACCCGCCAAAGATGGAAGAGGTTGGTGAGATGGAGCAAGTAATGACGGCCTTCTCTCAATCGGATGCTTGGGAGTATATGCAGAAGTTTATTAAAGCAAAGCAAGGTGAGATAGCACAGTCTGTGCGACTAGCAAGTGATGGCTCAACTAACCTTGAAGAAGTAGGCTTCAGATTTCTAGCGGCAGACCAAGTCAACAGGTTTATAGTTCAACTTATTTCTTTTGTAGAAAAATATGCAGCAGCAAAACGAGCCAAAGATATCAGAGCAGAACAAAAGGCTACCGGAGGAGATTGAGTACGCTGTTAGTGCGAAGAAGCCTTTACCAAATAGACACGTTATAAGGCTTATAAACGGGCAACCAGTAT